AAACTGCCCAAGAATGTGGTATTGTTCCCATTACAAAGGATAAAAAGGTATGTACACACAACTACCAGAAAGCCCAGTAAGAAAAGTTTATAAGTGTCGTCATTGTGGCGATGTCAATGTAAAATTTTACAATCCAAAACACGATAGAGCATATACTGCAGCAGAATGGGAGATTATCATGACTGATGGACGCGAAGCTTTGGAAAAAGCATTAAGAGTTGTTAGTCAAGACCCAAAGATGTTTGCATAAACGTCATTCTCTATAGATGTTTCTATGAGATATTTATTTTAAATTATTTTTTTAGTAAAATACAAGTTACAAGGTTACAAGGTTACAAGTAGCAGAATACTTACCTTTTTTTGTAACTTCTTGTAACTTACAACTATTTACAAGTTACAAACTATCTATATTTTACGAAAAAAACTCGCATTTCTCGGAAATATTTAGTAATATAATAATTATTTGAGAAAAACATCTATTGAAAAGGTGCATTATGGAAGAAGAAAACAAAGACGTATATATACCACAACCTTTGTCAGAAGCGTTGTTTCATCCTAAAATAACACCAAAACAGAGAAAGTTTATTCTTTTGATTGTTCATTCAGAGGGTTTGAAGTCTGCATCGCAGTGTGCAATAGAAGCTGGTTACAGCAAAAAGAGCGCTACTGAGCTGGCATCCAGGTTGCAGAACCCTGAGCTGTATCCTATTGTTGCAAAAGCTATTGATTCTGAGGTGAGAGCTAACGTTGAAAGGTATCGCTGTACTCAGGAGAGGTCTTTATCTACATTGGCAAGAATCAGAGATCAAGCGTCTGCTTCAGGTAATTGGAACGCTGCCGTAGCTGCGGAAACCAGGCGTGGACAGATTGCTGGGTTGTATGTCGATAAGAAAGAAATACTTACAGGTACGATCGACTCTATGTCTAGAGAAGAGGTTGAGAAGAAGCTACAGGACTTGAAGGAACAGTACAGTATTGAAACTACGTTTGAGGAAGTTAAAGAATTAGAAAATAAAGCTTGATTATAGAATAGAATGGGACTATAGAGGTTTTAGTAGCTCTCCCAACATAAGAAACAGAACGGAGGGAATAGACAATAGGGTGCCCCTTGCTACTAGAAAAGGAGAAAGTATGTTAGTAATAATTAGACCAGACTTGTATGAGTATACTGCATTACCTATGACCGACGAGTTGTTCTGGCGTAGGATAGAGAACTTGAGGCGTGCAGCCCTGACTGCTGAAGATTTTGAGTTTAGGTTGTTGTATTATAATCAAATGGTAGAACTGATGAAGAGGTGTCCGTGATTGGTTATTTGCTTTTGATTGTTCTTTTACTATTGTTTTTTAATTTAAAACTAACGATTATGATTGGGTTTGTTATTTACATGATGTACTTTTAATGAAGCCAGAATCAAAGTTATGGCAGTCCATTAGGAAAAATATGCCAGATGTTTTCTGGACTCGTATTGAAAGTTGGGCGTTGCCTGGTGTCCCAGACTGCTATGGTTGTAAAGATGGTGTAATGTTCTGGTTGGAACTTAAAACGTCAACAAAAGTCAACAAAGCAAAGTTAAGCCCCTTTCAAAAATCGTGGCATTTTAGCCATGCTAGACAAGGCGGAAGAAGTTTTATTATGCATCAGACCCTCGGAGAGAGCTTGATGTGTATATTTTCTTCGTCCTCCATCGCCTCCATCGCTACATTGTCCCCCAAACACGCAGATAAAACATGGGCGCTGCCAGCGTCCCCCGCAGCGTGGCAGGAGCTTCAGCACTACATTCTCCATTCCCCATTACAGAAACCCGCTATCCCAGAGGCATAGTAACCAGGAGCTGGTCCCGCAGCCCTGGCAGGAGATGGTAGCCTCCATTCTACATTGGCTACGACCCTAGCATATTTACCATCATAGAAGAAACTGGTACGCAGCGCACCAGGCAGCTGTTCCAGGAACCAGGATGGTATTACATCATCTCCATTCTCCACCTGCATTACCAGAGGCCAACCAGCGTAAGGTATATACAGAAGCATGCTGCAGGTGCAGCTGCGGATGGAAGTGCGTGTGAAAAAAAATTTGACTCAGGTCTTGACTATCAAAAGAAATGGGACTATATACTTACCTGGGGGTTGCGATGCACTTAGTGCTATAAGACGATCCCCATCAAAAGAAAGGAACAAGATGGAAACCGTAACAGTAATAAAGAAACAGCCCACCTGCAGCGAGATGGTAGATGAACAGTGGAAAGATAGACAAGAGGACCTAGAAAGATATGGCACAGATTTTGAGGCACTAAGCTTTGACTATGTACCGCCTAATACATTTGAAAACCAGAAGGAAGGGTACTGGCGTTGGCAGTTTAGCTGGGGCGGGCCGAGCGACGAGCTCAGGGGCTACGTGAACGAGAACCGCGAACTACATCGTCTCGAGTACTGGTATATGGATTGGTTTGACGGCGCTTCATTGCTGGTGAACCAGGACGCAGCTGCCTGGACACAGATGCAGGAAATGGTGCCTGCACTATGATCCTTTTGATTGCTTTACTATTCGCTGCGCATCATCCCGCAGCAGGAGCTACAGTGCTAATACTGTGGCTCTTGTTCCGCAGCACGTTTGGCTGATGCCGCAGCTGCATCTCCATTCTCCATCTCCATTGGTTAGCTTCAGGTATAAGTATACTATACAGAAGCACAACCTGCTGGGGTACGGCTCGGGTGCTGAAGTTGTCCTGTGGAAAAAAAAATAAAAATAAACTATTGACTTCTAATGAAATGGGATTATATAAGACTTATTAACCAGAAAGACGAAAGGAAAATAAAATGTCAAAAGCTGTTAATATATTAGAAGTACTAGAGAAGGCACAACAAAGCCCAGCTAGTGTAAGTAAAAGAAATAAACAAGCTATCGTTGATGCTTACGGCAGAGCCTTAACAATGCAGAAAGTTCTAGCAGACTTTATTAAAGTTAATAGACAACTGATGATAGACTTGTCTATGAGTGAAAACGCAAACCTATTACATGGAAAGGATTACTCTCTTCATGTCACGCAAAAATTGGGTGCTAAGATTGACTCGCAATTGGTCAAGGAGAAACTCGGCGAGATTGCGTATCATCAATGCAAAGTACCAACGCAGTATAAACAAATACAAGCTATGCCTTTATCGGAAGGCACAGTATCAAGAAACAAAAAAGCTACGATCGATGAAGTAGCTGATTTCAGAATTTCTGCTTAGTTCCGATTACGCCTAAACAGATTGAACAGGGGCGACCTACTCGCCCCTTTTTTTACGTCTGCATTTTCCATCTCCATTCTCCATCTCCATTACCAAGTATAAGTATATATATACACAAGCACCACGGGTGAGGGCGTAGCACATGCGTCTGCTGTTCCCGACGTCTGTAGTTTCTAATGAAAGTCAAGCGAAAAAGTTATCCACAAGAAAGAAATAAAGTTCTTGAGTATAAAATAAAATGGGAGTAAGAAGGTAGATAGAAAGGAGAAATCAAAATGCCGAATAATGATGACTACTTATCAAGACAATTATCAGCAGTTAATAATGCCTTTGGTGTCAGAGCAGTTGAAGATCAACCTGTTACTGAACAAAGCCACGTTGATAATATTAATTGGAAAGCTTTGTACAAAGTTTTAGAGTCTGAAGTTGAAAGCATAATACTAGACCCTAACGCACCACGTTACGTTAGTGAATGGGGTCAGCGTGTTATGGCTAAACTAAGAGAAAAACTACCGAGATAACTTAATTCCTTAAGGATCGGCGAGGGGGCTATATAGCCCCCTTTTTTTATGCCATTTCACCAGCAGCCAGGCAGCTTCGCAGCAGCGTTCACCAGGCAGCAGGTACTCACCTGAATACAGTCTCCCACAACATCTAGGTACTTAGATTGCCTCAATAACTAGATCTAGTGTTTCGATCGCCCCCACCCCACCCAATTTGCCCCGTTGCGTGTCAAACTAAACTAAAGGCTAAGTTTTACACAAACAGAAAGTATGATATAACTTTTTTATGAATTCAGAAAAAATCCCAACGGAAGTTTTAAAATACGAATTAAGGAAAATGCAAATAAAACTGGCAGAGGAGTCCCGTTCCTCCTTTCTTACTTTTGTAAAAAAAGTTTGGCCAGAATTTGTTGCAGGTTCACATCACAAAATTATTGCAAAAAAATTTGAAGACATTTCACGTGGAAAGATAAAACGATTAATTGTTAATATGCCGCCAAGACATACAAAGTCTGAGTTTGCTTCTCATTTGTTTCCTGCATGGATGATGGGACAAAAACCTAAATTAAAGATAATTCAGACTACACATACGGCAGAATTATCGTATAACTTTGGTAGGAAAGTGAGGAACCTATTTGACCAACAAGATTTCAAAGATGTTTACCCGAATGTCAGCTTATCACAAGACTCTAAGGCAGCGGGGCGTTTTACAACTAACGCTGGTGGAGAGTATTTTGCTGCTGGTGTGGGTGGTGCTATTACTGGGCGTGGTGCTGACTTGCTTATTATTGATGATCCTCACTCCGAGCAAGATGCACTTAGCCAAACAGCCATGGACAATGCCTACGAATGGTACACTTCTGGACCTAGACAACGTCTACAACCTGGTGGTGCTATTGTTATAGTTATGACCAGATGGTCCACAAAGGATCTTACAGGAAAATTATTAAACGCACAAACGAACGAAAACTCTGATCAGTGGGAGGTGGTTGAATTTCCTGCAGTTTTGAACGATGAACCTCTATGGCCTGAGTTTTGGAATATAGATGAATTGAAAGGTGTTAAAGCATCTCTGTCAGAACAGAAATGGCAAGCACAATGGCAACAAGCTCCAACAAGTGAAGAGGGTTCAATCATTAAAAGAGAATGGTGGCAGATGTGGCCAAAAGATGACATACCTCCTTTGATGCATGTTATACAAAGTTATGACACCGCGTTCAGTAAAAGAGAGACAGCAGACTTTAGTGCAATAACAACGTGGGGTGTATTTAAACCCGTGGAACACGGACCACCGCACATTATACTTTTAAAATCAAGAAAAGGCAGATGGGATTTTCCCGAGCTCAAAGAAGTTGCTTTAGATGAATATAAATACTGGGAACCAGAAACTATCTTGATCGAAGCGAAAGCAACTGGTATGCCCTTAACACAGGAGCTACGTCAATTGGGAATTCCTGTAGTAACTTATACGCCTAGTAAGGGCAACGATAAGCATGTACGTGTCAACTCCGTAGCTCCCCTTTTTGAAGCGGGACAAGTATGGGCTCCTGACGAACGTTGGGCAGAAGAAGTTATTGAAGAATGTGCCGCTTTCCCTTATGGTGAGCATGACGATTTAGTCGATTCAACAACACAAGCGTTGTTGCG